TATAAGAAGAACTTAAAGGTATTAATTTTTCTTTCAAATTAAGAACATCATTTTCCAAGTCTTTTAAATTTCCAAGTTCTTTTTGTGATATTCCCGCCGCAAGCGCCGGCAATATAAAACTATAACCCGACTGCGCTAACTTCAAAGTAGAATCTAAATATTTACTACTATTATAATAAGTAATAGGTAATATAGTATATCTAAAACTAATATTAGAATTAGAATAATTTTCATTAATGATGTATGTAATAAAATTCTCTAACTTATGAGCGAATGTCATCATTAAAGCCATGTCATTATTTAGTGACGTTTCTAAAGCGAGGTTAGAATCAGTACCAAATAAGTTGCTACTAGTTCCAGACTCTGAATAAATATTATTCAATGCAGCTTGGAGAGATGCAGTTGTGCTGTCATTTGTTGTCTTAGAAACAATAGCATCCACATCAGCATAAGTAGTTAATACGCTGACGTTTGGGTTACTCTTCATCATTTTAACAGTACCCTTATGGATTTCAGCAGCTTCATCTGGCTCAAACAGTAATCCACCGTCTTGTAAATGCGGAATCTTTTGAACAATAATTTTTCTGATTTCTTCTAAATCTCTTTCCATATCAGTTTCAAGTGATTTTTCATACTTCATAACCGCAGGAATAACATTTAGAAATGATGGTTTACCATCTAAAAATGGAATACAAACTCCAATTTCTGCTGGAATATAAACCCATTTACTTTTTACTTTGCCATTTTTATAACGCCTGTACCAATTAGAAATAACGTTTGGATAAGCTCTTAATGCTCCCTTCTTTGCTTCTGTATCAAAAATACTATCAAAGTAAGTTACATCAAACTCAATTATATCATTCCCCATTTTATCTTTAAATCTTGAGGTACAATACATAGCTGGCAAGTCTAATAAAACAATTCTTTTTTTATCAACCGCCGTCAATATCCCATAATAACACCCATCGCGCAATGCTCGTATAGCAATATTTTCAAATAAAGATGGTAAATTATTAGCATCGATAAAATCAATTGCACTAAGATATTTCTTTTTAATATACGGTTCGGAGAGATCTTTCCCAAAACTTGGATTAGGAATTAACAAGCCAGTATATTTTAAAATTGTAGCATAGTGTAATATAATTCTACGATAGAAACCATCTTTTTCAAAATAATTACGAGAAAGAGTAATTAAAGCATCAATATTGCCAGAGTCAATAATTTTTTCTACTTCTTCTAAGCTATATTCTTTAATTTTTCTTCCAATCTTATGAGTACCCCACGGGAAAGAAGTCTGATATGCTTGATCATTAGTAGCAATCATATTTTTATACGCATTGGTAAAAGCGGTTAATCTTTCTGTATTTACTGTTTGATTATCCATTCTTTCCTCCAGTGAAAAAAACTAAACTACGGCCTTTCAAACGACTACTGCGATGCTTCTTAGTATAATATTCTTCCTCAAGCTCTTTAATTCTCCACAGTCCATAAGAAAAAGATGAATACTTATCTTTTGGAAAACGGGAATTAATTCTTTCAAGAACAATATCCAAAGAAGCTCCAGTCCGCTTAAGGCGCAAGTTGCTCATTTCTTCGAATAATTTCGTTGTCATTTCATGTGGCATAAGTCTTATTACTCTCTGCTCTACTGTCATTTTCTGTCCTACTTTTGTTGCTAACAGCGCGCTCTTTGCATCCTGTTCCTTAATGAGAAATCTAACTAGCCCACTAGTTAAGCGTGAGTAGCAATTCCCATGTATTTTTGAATTCAAAGGACCATTAGCTTTAATACCATAAAGAATTTGGGGTGCATCCTTAGGCTGTATTTTTTTATAAACATCATCGTTTTTAAAACCATAAGCTGGAAGAACATTCCCCATCTCATCATATTGTGGTTTAATCATTTCATCTGCCAAACCTAAACCTAAACCATTGGTATCAATTACAACTTCTCGCGGCTTAAACTGAGCAATGATTTTTTTTAAATCAACTGCTTGAACCGAAAATGGTTTAGTTTGTGGAGTTCGGCCTAGGACAATTAGGTTTACTAGAGTAGAATAAAATTTTCCTTGAGATATATTAACTCTAAATACACAAACCGCAGTTTGGTCGGAAATTCGACCTACGTCCACTGATATTAAGTAGAATTGTTCAGAACCCAGTCTATTAATTGCATGAGTTTCAGGATTTTTTATTTTCCTATATTTACTTAATTTCTCATAGGAAAACCACGCATCTTCAGAACTTCCTTGCCAAAGACTTAAATATTCAGTAGCAAAAGCTTCAGCATTATAAGAAGGACTCATCTTTAATTTATTAATATATTGTTTATCTATAAGGCCATGCATGGCGGGCAGCCGCCAATCGCATCCAAACATAAACGCATGCTGTGGATCAATTATTGCATTTTCAAAAGTATCAATTAATCTTTCATATGAAAACGAAGTTTTACTACCAGCTGAGGTAGTAGCAACAATTTGCTGATTTGGCTCTTTCGGATTAACTGTATTATTAGGTAAACGTCTAGATACATTTACTAGTGGAATAACTACAGAGTTGATAGCCTCCTCATCACCGTCTCGAATCTCATCAATCATTCCGCCATGTCTACGGCCGCCACGAGCAGCATCGCCAGCGAGTACAACGTCAAGAACCGATCCGTTTCTAAATCTTAATTGGACATAATCTTTTCCGTAATTACCGGGATATTCCTTTAACTCATACCCAACCACTTCTTTTTTTAGAAGCGGCCAATGATCAAATATCTCATAGAGTTTTTCTTTTGTAATTTGCGCAGCTTGTTGTTTAGTATTGGCGCAAATAAAAACCTTTCTTCCTGGTATAAATACACACTGTAGGAAAAAAGCTAAAATAGTAATAAATGATTTTGAAAATGCACGGGGTGCAGTGATAAATACATCTTTAAATCTCATCAGCGCACGCAGCGTCATTCTTTGGTAAAAGAATAAAGAAAATTCAGAATCAGCTGGTTTAATAATATCTAAATATATATCTGGATAAGCTGTAAAAAAATTTACCCATTTTTCTAAGTCAGCTCGATTCCTCTCTAAATATTCGGTAGTAATAACAGCTCCTTTTTCCAGCTCAATACCTTCGCGCTCTGCACGTTCAATAAATTCATTATTTTCTAATAATCTTTGGCGAGAACTCAAAATAATCTTTTTCTTTTTTTCAATCATTTTCATCCCCCAGATTAGGTTCGAATACATCATCCTTAAATAATTGTTCGAATCCCTCATTTTCATAATTATCGTAATCGTCAACCTCAGGGTTAACATCATAATATGATTCTAGTTCCGCCGCAGTCTTTAAAGCTTGTATACGCTGATTAATTTCATCACCGATACCAGATTCATTTGTATATAATCTTTGATTCCAACTCTGTATATTTTTAATGGTTTCATCAACTACATCTCTTGTAGCTCCATCATAAAATTGATTTTCAAACCCTCTCTTTTCAAGCCACCTGCATAATTCACCCATAGATTCAAAATCGCTGGCGTTCTTTACATTTTTTGGGGTAAAATCACCAGTCTTTACCAGTTTATCATAAGAGGCTAAAAGCTTGTCAAAATCTGCGCCTTCTCTAATTCTACAATCGATTTCATAAGAAATCTTACAAATTTTAATAGCTTGGTCACCTTGTAATGCGCCATTAATATTTTGAGTCAAAAGCAAACCATCGTATAGATTCTCTAAATAATTTAAAGCTTCTTCATCATAATTGAACCCCCATTTTTCTTGAAGTTTATGTCTTTTTTCTTCTGATAAACCAGGGACTGCATCATCTAAAGCGTTAACTTCTTTTAACTCATTGTAAGCTTCCTGATAAGAACTCCAATCTATATTCTCATACTCATCTCCAAAATAAATCGATACATATGATTTTAATAGCTCCGGCGCAGTATGCGTATTTTTAAATTCTTCAAATCTTTTTATATCAAAAGGAATATCTAAATATTGACAAATTTTATCCATTGTATTCCAATTAAAATTAGATTCTTCCAATTTATCACCTAAGCAATCAACACATACATCTACATAGCCAGTAGGAAATAAAAAGGATTTGGTTCTTAAAAAAGAGAAAGAATCTTTCATCTGGCCGCAGCATACACATCTTTTTTCACTGAAATCTATATCAAAATGTGGGTTAACAGCCATATCTATTTCTCCTTTTTATTGGCCGCGCGCAACAACTTTCCGAGATTGCGCCGACGAATTCTATTCATTTCATTTATTTTATCACAAATTTCTTCCCATAAATCACAGAAATCTTTTGCAACTTTATTTTCTTTCTCACCATCTTCTTTATATATATTAATCCCTAAAATTTTACAAATCCCTAAAAATTGAACTGAATCTAATTCCATAATTTCTAATAGCAACTTTTCAGGGCTATTTTTACTTTTTACTTTCATTCTTATTGCCCTCCTTTTGTTGTCTTATTTTCTTTTCACATCTTTTACATTTATTTTGAAAGCCATCTTTACTTCGACTTTTTTTAACCCAATTCCTTCCATCTAATAATAAAATCTTTCCACATTCATTGCATTTTTTAAAATTCTCTTTAAAAAAACAATTTTCAATTGTGTCTTGATGTAATTTCACAGTTTCGATAATTTTCCCTATAATTTTCTGCTTAAAAATTGTGCTGATATAATTTGCAGTATATTTCTTTTCATATTTTTCATTTATATACTTTGCAATATCGGCATTCTTTTTCTTTTTTTCTTTTAATAATAAAATTTCTCTTTGTATTTCTGTTAAATCTGCATTTTTTTCGTAGAACTTTAAAGTATCTAATAAATTTTTTAAGTTATTTTCTATCAAGTGATCATGTTCAATTTGTTCTATTCTGTCATCAATTTCATCTTTATATAAATAAAGTTGATAAACCGACTCTAAATTTCTGAAATCAAAAAATTTTTTTATTTCACTTTTTTCTTTTTCCTTTTTATCCCATATTAAATTGCTAATTTCTTGTAATTCTTTTTCGCTGAGTGCGGCAGGGTCAAAATCTGAATTAAAAATGATATTTCCCACTTCCCCTTCTTTGACTCCCAACGGAAAAACTTCCACATCACAATCAAATGTTTCAGACTTATCTTTAATATTTAAAATTGATTGTGTAATATTAAAAGTTGTTTGATAAGAATCTCTTAAAATAAATTGTTCTATACGCAGCTCTTTTAGTTTATGACGTAATTTCAAATACTTATATTGATTAAGTTTTTGACTGCGCGCACGTATACGTTCAATCTCATCTTCTTCAAATCTATCTAAAAGTTCTTTCCTAGGCGGCTTACCTCTTTTTCCAACTCTTTCTTCATAAAAATTAATTTCTAATTCTGTTTCATCGATTAATTTCCATAAATTTTCAAAAGTATCAATTAAAAAAGATGGAGCCTTTTCTCTAGCTTCTTTCCTATCAAAAACATTCCTATTCTTTTTTAAAACAACTGCTTCATCTAATGAATGAAGTTGCGTATTTGAGAGCGCTGGATTCTCTAAAACGGCTTCTAAAGATTCAGCCTCCTTTGGTTTACTCCATTTTGTTTCTAATCCGGTTCCTGCACCTAATGCAACGCCTTCTTCTGTTTTTCCCCATAATAAATAATCTGCAATTGTAGAAGCTTCTTTTGCAGTTAAATTTGAAAATTGTGTTATATATTCTTCAATGAATTTAGCCCTTTCTTTTGCAGTTTCTAAGCTAAAGTCTAATTTTAACCTATTCATTTCAATTCTATCCTCCTCAATTATAAGTATAGCATACGCTCGCGCGCAAGTCAAATTTTAAGGATCGGTGACAGAATTTGCTCTTTTTTAAAAAAACAGTTATAATTATTATAGAAAATAGAAAAGTAGTCTTTAAAAAAAGGAGAATAAAATGCGATGTGAAATAAGTAAATGTCCTATAAAATATAAAGAAAAATGTAAATATCGACTTGGTTTTATTTGGGGCAATCTATCTTGGTATAGATGCATTTATACTAATTCAGATGATATAACGACAACTATGAGGAACAAAACAATGACTAGAGAAGAAGCAATTAAAGTGTTAGAGCAAATGAAAGAAGGATACATAGCGGTACATAACGGAAACACCGTGATGTGGGAGTTCAGTGATTATGGGGTACAAGCATTCGACATGGCAATCATGGCACTGGATAGAGAACAAAGAAAGTATGGAGCAATATGCGACGAGTTGCTTTCGTTAGCAAGCAATTTGAACGAACCGCTAGAAGTTGCAGTAGCATACGAAAAAAGCGTGAATATTGTAAAAAAATATGCAAGAATGGGTGAGACGGAATGACTATAGAAGAAGCAATCAAGAGAATTAAACAGCATAGATCGGAAGCAGAGTACTGTCTGAGATTAACACAGGTATTATCAACAATTGAAAATGAATTATTAGACATACGAGCATTCACGATGGCCATAGAAGCATTAGAATGCGCGCCACCGAAAGGGCATTGGATATTTGATACAGAAGATGGATACTATAAATGTTCTGAATGTGGCTCATTAGCAGAAATAGATTCCGTAACAAATAATTACTGGAGAAGTAATTTCTGTCCAAATTGTGGAGCAGACATGAGAGGTGAGAGTAATTGATTGGATAAGATTCATGTTAGACATTATATTATTAATACTATGGTTCGTATATATAGGAGATAAAAAGGATGACTAAAGAAGAAGCTATACATCTTTTAAAAAATACCGCATGGCTTGCGCCATCAACAGTACCAATTGATGAAGCCATTGACATGGCAGTCGAAGCATTAACTATAGAAATGGGCCTGGAACGGCTTCGCGGAATAACGCATGAGCAAAAGGAAATTATTAGGGTACTAGAAGAGGGAGATCGACCAAAAGGGCGTTGGCTTACTAGCAATGGAGTCCCGACTAAAAACCAATATGCTGTGTATTGTTCTGAATGTGAAAATTGGAGCGAATATGCATCGGACTTTTGCATGAACTGTGGCGCAGACATGAGGGGTGAGAACAATGATGAGAGAAGAAGCGATTGAAATACTCAATGACGAAAAATATTTAATATGGGAAACCAAAGAAGAAGAAGCTTATTGCCTTAAAGCAAATGAAGCTTTTGATATGGCTATAGAAGCGTTAGAAGGCGCGCCACCGAAAGGACATTGGATAGTAAAACACATTGAGACGGTGCCTAACTATTTAGAAGAATGGTTCTACTGCTCGGAATGCGGGGAAGGTCAACTTTATGGAATGCCACACTTTTGTCCACATTGTGGTGCAGATATGAGGGGTGAAACATATGACGAATAGAGAAGCACTTGAAGTAATAGAACGACTTGGAGTTGATTCTCGTGGGTATCCAAATTTGAAAGAAGCACTCGAAATGGCAATCAAAGCATTATCAGTAGATCTCGTTAGGTGTGGAGAATGTAAATATCGGGATTGCTGTTTTGAGTTGAACGATAAAATAGAAGCCGATGACTATTGTAGTTGCGGAGAAAGGAGAAGCAATGATTGAGTGGATCGTTATTATTTCTGCTTGTTTAATGGGCTTGATAACGGTGAATATTGTTTTCTTCACGGTGATAAGCAATGCACTTGAAGGAACTAAAACAGGCAAGGCGATAGATGAAGCGATGGCAAGACGGATAAGACGAGAGGAGAAGCGATGAAGACCCAATTTAATATTCAAAACGGTTACGTAAAAAACGTAATCTTAGAGCTAAACCCAGTAGAAGGACTTGTACTAAACAGTGCGCTAATGCAGTATGCGGATGATCTAGAAAATAATGAAGTAGACAGAATGATGGCAACAAATATGCACGATTCATTCATCAATTCAATGAATAGGGAGAAACAATGAGACTAATTGACGCAGACGCACTAAAAGAAAAAGTTGAAGCCATAATATTTGGCTGTAGTTTTAGAGGTGACGAACTCCATTGTGAATTAAATAGTGTACTCGATTATATATCAAATACCCTAATCGACGGCGCGCCCACTATAGGCGAGTGGATACCGTGTTCCGAGAGGTTGCCCGAACCTCTAGAAGAGGTGATGATAACGTGGGTGAACAATAATCCACCTAGCTATTGCGGTCATATAAAAGGTGTGCCACAAACTGACGAGGCTGTTTATTTCTGTGGAGATTGGTATTGGTGGGATTCATCTATAGTTGATGTGCTTGGAGAATATGGCAAGATGCGTGGAATTGAACCAATCAAGGGCATTGATATTACCGCGTGGATGCCACTACCTGCGCCGTATAAGGAGGAAATAGATGAGTAGAACATTCATGGATATTATGTACGACTTAGACGAAATCAAAAGAGAACGTGATGAGAAGATTTTCAACGAAGTAGTCGCAAATGAGTGGATACCAGTGACGGAGCGGTTGCCCGAGTGCAACGGGCGGTATCTTGTCACTAATGAAGCGTGGGGAGCGAATGAAATCGAGATCAACGTGTGGGAACACGGTGAATGGTACTATAACACAAAACCAATCGCATGGATGTCGTTACCTAAACCGTATAAAGGTGAGCAAAATGAGACTAATTGATGGAGATGAAGCAATAAAAAAAATTTGTAAAATAGTAACAGAAATGGAGCGAACAAGCAAAACCATTATAACTGCGAATGATGCGAAATACTTATTTATTAAGACTATAGAATCACTTTCATCTGTAGAAACAGAATGGATACCATGTTCCGAGAAGTTACCCGAGAATGAAGGGTGCTATCTTATAACCTTGGACGACAATTCTCTTGATGTGGCTTCTTACGAAATAGGTACTAAATTATCACAATGGCATTGCGGACCATTTGAAAATGGAAAGGTTATTGCGTGGATGTCATTGCCAGAACCGTACAGAGAGGATGGTGAAGCATGAAAGAAACTCTTAGATACAAGGTTTTATCAGCACTACGGATGGTGGTATGTAAACTAACAGGGCATGAGTATGGATGTTGTAACAAGGTTCTCAAAAGATGTTCTAAGTGTATATATATTAGAGAGGATAGTAAGTTATGAGTACAGCAGTAAAGCAAACGACGCATTACTGCAAGAAATATGCAGTTTTCTGCATGGGAGCAAACGGACGTGGAGAGTGCAACACAACAGCATGTTGGAATAGGTGGCGGCGCGATGGTGTTATCCCATGGATGCCGTTGCCAGTAGATATTGATTACCACGACGTTGAAGATGTCCCAACTATAGGTGGTTGGATACCATGTAGTGAGAGATTACCAGAAGAAGAGGGAGAATACCTTATATGGTGTGTATCTTATGATGTGACTACAGGTAATAAGGTCACAAATACGTATGGTATATCATACTATGATACTCAATTTGAGGCTTGGACGGGAGTTCATGTTGGTGGTTTTTTATGGAATGAAGTTACTGCGTGGATGCCGTTACCAAAGCCATATGAGGAGGAGACAGATGCATTTTGATTTTAGACGCACATTCTTTCCAACGCCCGAAGAAGAAGCAGAGGATATGGAAAGGTTTATGACTCTGTTTCGAGAACTGGCGAAAGAAAAAGGATGTGTTACGTGCGGAAATCTAAAACACGTCATTGATTATCCAGGTTTTGTTACAGGTGAAGAAAATGAATGTACCGAAGGGCTTGAATGTGATACTGTTTTATATACAGTTAAAAACTGCCCTAAATGGATAAATAGAATGGAGGAAATAAATGAGTAAAGATTTAGAAGCAGATATACTCCGCGCGGTAGAGCAGGCGCATGATTTTACAGAATGTAAAAAAGATATTTCAAAAATGCTCGAACAAGATGAAACAACAATTATAGATATTTTCAAAGAAATTGCGAGATACCTAGGTATGACAGATAATCAATGGGTACCTTATCCCGAACAGGTGCCAAAAGAAGAAAAAGAATATTTAATTAGTTGTAAAGAAGGATGGGTTGAAACTCGGTGGTATAATCCTAAAGAATGGAGTTTTTTTAATGTTAACGCATGGATGCCACTTCCTCAACCTTATCACACAAATACAAAAAGGAAATAATAATGAATTTTAATTTGCCTAAAATAAAAAAAGATGAATTTATTAAAATACTAGAAGCCTATAATAACCTTATAAAAGAATTAGAACAGGAGGAAGATAGCTAATGTTAGATCTGTTTATCGTACTTGGCGCGACTGCGGCACTTTTCTTTGGCCTCGGCGCAATATTCGGTACCTATACAATGAAAAAACAAAATCCATTTAAATGTATGAGATGTCAAGCTAGCTCATATTATATTAAACGGAGGTAGCAAAATAAATGTACTATAAATGGGATATACCTGATAATTTTAAAATCATTTATGAATGCCCCGTTAAATGTTATAAAGAACCATACTATGAACTTACTCTTCAATTCTGCGACCATTCACCAGTAATGGCTAAAGACGGTTCACCAGTATGCTATATATGTATTGATCCAGAAAAAGTTAAATCAGACGAAGACATCATGTCAGATTTTAAAATAGATTGGGAGCTTTTAAAACTATTACAGGAAAAGGATCGGGAGATAAATGTTAAAAAAGAAATATGTATGCGATCTATGTGGAGAAGAAATTGATAAATCCTATTGTGAAGTTTTTTGTAAAGGAGGAAATAAATGACAAGACGAGAAAGGCTTGAAGCTGTAATAAATGGAGAAATTACAGAAGAGCTAATTGAAGATTGTAAGCGAGAATTGGAGAAGTTGAACGAACATAGCGCAAAGGTTTTGGCAAAATCGAAAGAAACAACCAACTATAGAGAGAATAAGGAATATGAGGAGCGGATTTGTGAGGTTTTAGGTGAGGAACCGAAGTTGATCGATGAGATTAGGGAGATGGTGGCGCCGGAGCTTACGAGACAGCGAATGACTGCGATATGTACGAATTTGGTGCGCGAAGGTCGTATTTATGCGGTTGATATTAAAGTAAAGGGAAAAGGTAAGAGAAGAGCCTATCATAGATAGGGTCTTTTTTTATTGGGGTTTGATTTTTTTATTTTGTGGATATTATGAATTGGAAAAATTACTTCGTGGATATTATATTGCAGGCCCGGGAACATACGTTTGCACTAAAAAGGAAATTTCCGGAAACCATCCCCGGGTCGCGCTCTTTTTAAAAATTCTTGCTTCCTGTCGATGCGAAGCGAAAATTTTTAAAAACTTAGTCCGTAAATTTTCAGAATCTTTAAAATTTTCTCAAATTTTTCGATGCAATCAAATTGGCATGGTAAAAAATGGAGGGGTAAATTTTCCCGAAAACAGGAGGGCCATGCAGGAAGTTGAGGGCGTTTTTTTGGACACCACTTTCCGGTATAATATAATAAAGAAAAGGAAAGAGAGGTAAGAAAAATGACTAGACAGGAAATGATGAGAAGATACGAAGAACTTGAGAGAAGAGAGTTCATGTATGAAATGGTAGACAGAATGACTAGACAGGATAGAGAAGAACTTGAAGAAGTGAGAAGAGAGATGAGAGAAATTAAACAGAAACTGAACTAAGGAAGTCGAAAGACTTCCTTTTTTATTACATTGATGTACGACTTTTTATGACTATTATAATAAATAGCAGTTTTATTAAAAGGGTTTACAAGTACATCATTTTGGTATATACTTATATATATCAAAGGAAAGGGAAGAAAGGAAGTAAGAAAATGAAGAAGACAGTATATGAGATGAATGTAAATTATCAGTTTGTAGCGGACCACAAAGGCGCACCTTATACATTTGATGGTGAGCACTTCATGAACGCAGGCGAGTTCAAAGAAGCAATCAGAAAGGCAGTTGCTGGACTTGAATGCAAGAAGGATGCTAACACACCGTTTGACGAAGGTAGCGACATTGAAGAGTATAACACAAGTGTTAAGTCGAGTGGTGCAACGGTTAGTCCAGTCAAGGGAGATACACTTGATGAGATAATGACAGAGTACTTCAATAGAGTACACTCGACCAACTGGGATTATGTAACGATGGTAGACGAAGAAGTGATAGTATATAACATGAATGCAGACGAGTTCAAACAGTTCGTTAAGACGTTTGGAAGAGTAAACGAAAGAAAGGTAGTAAGACTCGTTAAAGAAAGCGGAAAGATGATAAAGTGGTTTGAAGAAAGAATCGCATAAGCGATTCTTTTTTTATACGTCTTGCTTTAACATTTTAACGCGTTAAAGCGTTTATTTGCCGTTTTAAGCGTGTCTTATTTAAATAAGGCGAATTTAAAAAAGTCGCTGAAATCGGCGATTTCCGGCCTTCTCGACGAAATTTATGTTTTTATACAAGTAAAATATGCAATTTGAAATTTCTAGGCTATAGGCGTATAACGGTCTATTTTCCATTCTCAGCGACTTTTCCAGTTATTTACAGTCATGTATTTTGTATACATAATACATACTTAAAACGAACGTATGTTCGATGCGGCCAGGCCATTCCGCTTCATCGCTTTAACGTGTTAAAGTACGGGCCGGCCAGGCGGCGAACATACGTTCGAGGTGGCGGGCCGGTGGCCGCTTCAACACGTTAAAGCGATGAAGCGGATCGATCCGGATCCGATCGCTTTAGTGCGGTGAAG